AATAGTAAACTTTGTTCCAAGATTGAATGGCGGATTAGTGATGATATTATCACATTCTCTTCGTGCATTTAAGAAGTCATAATGATCATCACCATATCCTCTGTCTATAAGATCGGTGCTATACACATTATATCCTTCAGCAATCAATCTCTTAGACAATGCTCCATCACCACATGCTGGTTCCCAAATATCACCCTCAAACTTTTCTCTTTGCAAAAGGGCAGTAATCGCATTATCAGGTGTGGCATAGAAATCATTATCTTGTCGCTTTTCTTTCTTACCGTGACCGATATATGCTTGCATTCCTTTTATTGATTGTGTCATATCCAATACCAATCTTCATATGTGTTAGATTTCAGTCTAAACTGTATTGCTTGTTTTGTCAAGTTGTATTTCTCTGCTGCCTCACTCAAAGTTTGATATTTCACACCTTCGGCCATAAAAGGACGACCAAACTTCTTTTTAGATTCCCTGTGTCTTGCTTTATCTTCTTCTGTATACTGATATCCATATCTTGGATTGTTTTCAGGAACAGACAATCTTTCTTTTGCCTTTTCGGATAGTTTCTTACGAGTTTCTTCACTGTGCTTTTTACCAAAGAAAGGATTTTTTACTCCTTTGTTGTTCTCTATAAGTTTTGCTTTGATTTCTGTTTCATAAGTTCTGGATCCATCATCATTCATATGATTGAGATTATATCCGTTCATATGTAGCAATGACATATTTTCTTGTATAAGTTGACCTTCCAAAATCTCGGCATCTTTATATGAGTTCAGTTCTTTTGAAAGTATATCTTCAACATGGAATGAGTCTTTACCATATTTTCGCATAGCGTTATATAACGGCATGACATAATCGTTGTTTAGATCGTGATTACTGGAAGCACATCTAATATGTTCGTTGTAACGAATCATAATGTCTCGTTTTGTCATGCCGATGTAACACTTGTTGTTTATCTTGTTTATGATCTTATAGAAGTTGTATTTCATTTGACTATCTCCATATCACAGTTATTTAGTGTTTTGAGATAGTCAAACAACATGTTTACGAAAAAAAATCTTCGAGACTTGAAACAACTTCTGTTTTCCAGTTGATACTATCAGTAATGATTTTGATAGGTTCAAGAAACGCCTTAGCAAACTGTAGATCATAATCAACATATGATTCCAAATCAAACTCTTTAGGGAGAGACTGTGTAAACGCGATTACATTTGATTGAATCGTATTAGGTTCTTTTAGATATATAAACTTGATCTTCTCACCTTCCATAATCATTGGATAAATCTTGTTCAACTTTCGAACCTTGATTAGACTATTGTATATCAATGATCCACGAACATGAATAGGACATCCTTTACCATAGATCATTTTAGCATCTGCGAACTTTTCTAAACCATTCACACCGCGAGGAAATGATATGTCTGTGATTGGCACAGTCTTCATTTCTTTCTTTACTTGTTCAATATAGTCTATCAGTTTTTCCTGTGTAGAGTTGAGCACAATATGAATACACTCTTCCATCTTATCCCGAAAGAAGGATGGTGTTGAAGACTTCTTTACTTCTAAGCCCATAACTTTGATCTGAGGCTTGGCATACTCAACACCTTCGTTGTTATAGACGTTTAGAATGTAACGCTTCTTGGCTGTCCAGATACCCTTGTCGGCCAGAGCTTCACGTTTCATTTGCATCTTTTGTTCGTAGGCATTAACATATCCAGCAAGTTCAGCATAAGCTTTATCAATAAACGGTTGAATGCGATCTTCACACGCCTTATCCATGAACTTGATGATTTCTCTTGTATCAGCATTCGACTTCTGCTTAACAATAGTCTCGCTGACCAATTTATCAAGAGAGAGATAAATCGAGTCTGTATCTGAAGCGATAACATAATCAGCATCCTTTGTCTTTAATATTTTGTTAAGATATTCATTAATCTTATTCTCAATCCAACGAATGGATAACTGACCTGCAGTCGTAATACCTGAAGCTTGACGAATATCAAAGTATCGAAAATACTGATTGCCTAAAGCGCCGTAAGCTGAGTTCAGAGAGACCTTCTTCGCAAGTTGTAGATTATTATACCTTGCAATGCGTTTCTCAATGTCATAGCGTTTTGTGGAGTCGGTTTCTTTTTCAAGTTCTTTCTTAGCTTGGATAGCTTTCTTCTTATATACGCTGCGATCATTATACATTGTTTCCATAATTTCAGGCAAGAATCCATGACGTTCTTTTGTAAAGAACTGTCCATTAGGAGTTAGCGTTACATTAGCCGTTTGCAGAACATTAGTATTTATTTCTTGACTTAAAAGATTGTCCACAGAAATATGATTACGAGAAATAAACTCGCGCAATGTTCCGTCATAATTTTCTGGTTCAATGATAGTATCAGGAGAAATGTTATATTGCATGATCAGGTGCGGATACAGTGAGTTCAAGTCAAAGCTTGCAACCCACTTGTGCATACCAAGAATCGGGTCTTTCACGAATGCGCCTTCATAGGCCGCATCTTTAGAATGCTTAACGATAGGATCAACTACCATGTTCTTCTTGCGAAGATGATTATACACGATAGCATCCCACATACGTACCTGCGAGAATGCGTCAGTATAATTTGTTTTGGAATCATATGCGAGAGTGAGAACCAATTCAATTAGCTTTAGCTTCTCATCGATACGTTCAACAAGTTCAACGTCACGAATGTTATATTCAATGAATAGCTGATAGTTGTCTTTGTAGAGTGTATGAAGATTGCCATACTCTTCGTAAGACAACTTTCTTACACCAACTTCATTGTGTGCAATAGCATCAAGCTTATATGATTCTTGAGACTTACCTTCAGGAGCAAACTTTTTATACATTGCAATATAGTCAAGGACTGCAATGCCCATCATATCATAAATCTGATCTTCATTGCCGTGCTGATTACGAACACGACGTTCATTGACGATACTCCAAGGCGACAGACGCTTTGTAGCCTCTTCACCAAGAACTTTCTTGATACGATTGACGAGATATGGAATATCAAACATCTCTACATTCCATCCAGTTACGATATCTGGATAGTTAAATGTCCACTCATCAAGGAATCTCTTAATCAAATCAATTTCGTCACGACACTGTATATACCAAACATCATCACGATTATTCTCAAACTTGTCACAACCCAAAGCAATAAACTTACCTTGATTGTTCTTCATAGTGATAGCAGTGATTGGTTCATTCGCATGTTCTGGTTCTGGAAATCCATTCTCAGAACCTACTTCAATATCAATGTTTGTTACAGTGATATGCGATAGATCCCAGTCCACATCATCAGAGAAGTGATCGGAAATAAAAGTATACTCATACTTCTGATTGCCGTAAATTTTGAAGTTCTCTACTTCTTTATATTGCTCTACGAAATCACGAGTTTCACGAATGTTGCCAGGCTTCATTTCGGCCATAGCATTACCAGAAACAGAAGTAAGTCCCGTATGCTCTTTTGAAGAGACATATAGAGTTGGAAAATAATCAATCTTTCGCTTGACTTTTCTTCCGTCTTCTACGCCGCGATATAGAATGCGCGCACCATAGACTTGAACATTAGTATAGAAAGAAGTCATTAAACACCCTCATCAAACAGAAAAAGCGGTAGCGCAAGAACACTACCGCTTTGCGTAAGCATTATTATACATCAACTCTGAGGCAAAATCAACCCTGAATTTGGTTGAATGATCTTTGAAAACAATGTGCATCTTATCCAGATAAAATTCAGTATCTTCGGTAAATTCCAACCAAGGACCAAATCCAATTTGAGGTGATGCTTTAGCATCGTATTGCACTGAAGATTTTGGTGGAAGTAAAGTTACTCTGGCAGGATACTTTATCCTAACAGAATTCTCACCCTCACTGACGATTTCAGCTAAAATGTTTTCTCCAGAGAGAAGCTTAAGCAGCTTAATGTTCTTTGACATCATTCAAACACCGCAATAAGATCAAACACACCGATAGTCATCCACTTTGTGGGAATGTAAGTCAGATTGGAACCAGACTCTGACTTATAGACATACTTGTTATCGTAGTCCATAACTTTAGCAAGCTTTTCCCACTTACCATCATACTCACGCTGCTTAAATTGCGTTTCAAGAATATTCATAATAACTCCTTAGTTGAATACTGTGCCGTTCATTTTTTCTTCTGTTGTGACGAATACGATTTTTTCGGAATCGTCTGTATAGTATACAGGGTTTAATCCTGCTTGTCTATACTCTTCTGCCCATTTCAATGCAATATGAAAGTTGCTGTCTGGACCCATAATCTCTGCTGCTTGTCGGATAATTTCTTCGGAAATAGTTTGATATGTCATGTTCTATTCCTTCTTATTGTTTACCAAACTCCATCTTCAATTAGGCCTGCTTTGCCTTCATTGATAAAGTTATTTATGCAGTTATCACAGATGTTGCCTGTATCATAAAATGGTCCGCGCTTAAGAGCGTACCGTTGCATATCATATCGTGAACCATAATGAGCAAGAATGTAATGTGTGCCACCATGCAGATACAGAGTTGCAGCACAACCATTTGCTTGCTCTGTTTCATCAAGATATGGCATAGCTTTATACTCAGTATTGCATGTGTTACACTTCATAATCAGTCCCACAGATTCTGATAGTATTTGCCGAAGAGAATAAATCCGTTCTGCTTGCGCTTGTGATAAGCATCAAACTTTTCTTTGTTGAACTTGCCGCGTTCACGCTCACGCTTTTCAGACCAACATAATTCTTCTTTTTCAACCACAGTGCCATCAGCTTTCAAAACACTGTAAGTACGAGGTTCAATGACTTCATCAGGAGCGTAAGGATCATAGAAGTTCTTATCACCTTCGTCTTCATCAAGTTCCTGCTCAAAGCTCCAAATCATCTGATCAAGAACCCAAAGCCACTGTGACTGAAACTTTTCGTCTACTGCTTCTCGTTCTTCTTCAGTGGCATCTAGACTCTTGTCATAGCAACCACGATCAAAAACTGCATCTTCTCTTTCAGAGAAACGAAGATGTTCTGGCAAGTCTTCCTTATCTACAAAAGGACTGCCGTGCTTGGTATCTCTAAGCTGCTTAAGCATAGGGAGAGCGATATGTGCCAGCGTGTGATCCATTGACCAAGTGTCATAGTTATCAATGCGAACATTGATCTTACGCTTACGATTGCTGATAAGCTTGTTGATTGTTGCATCTAAAACAGTTTGATACCAACCCTCAAGCTTTTCAAGAAGCTTCTCAAAACGAGTCG